GTGTAGCCGGTCGCGAAGGTGTTGTCGGCCAGCGTGTTGCGGCCGCCATTGCCCTCATCGGAGAACGCGGTGATCGATGACGTGGCTCCGTTGTTGCTGTAATCGTTGTAGCCGAAGTTTGCCGGCTGTTGCGGCTGGGTCGCGCCGCAAATCACGCACGGCGCGTTCTGCGGTTGGTTGCCGGCCGGCACCACGTTTCCAAGGCTTAGGCTACCGGAGTTGGTGGTGTCCCAGGTCACGCCGCCCAGCGTGACGGTGCTGGCGGATGCGGGCAGCGCGAGCGCCGCCAGGATGAAAGCCGTAAGCGCAAGTCTTTTCATAGTTGCCTCTTTCATGTTGGGTAGTTCAAGCGATCAGCGTTTCAAGATCGATCGGTTTAGCAACGCGGTCACGCGAGCGCAGACCGAGCAGCATCGCGAGCGCGACAGCGCCGTCAATGCGGAAGCGCGCCTTGTCTTTGTCGAGCTTACGATTGCCAGCCGGGTCCATAGTCGCAACCGCATTGGCCATGTTCCAGTTGAGCACGGGATTGCTTGGATGGACGAGTCGCCGCTCCATGATGGCGAGCTCGAGCGCGTCGATCGCCGGCGCCATGTCCTTGAAGCCCTGGCCCCAGGGGACGAGCCGTAAGCCGTCGCCGCCCTTCTCGCCGTCTTCGTAAGCCTGCAAGCCGATGCGATCAAACTCCCGGAGGATGTCGCCCATGCGCCAGCGATCATAGGCCATGCCCTTGACGCGGTAGCGTTGCGTGAGCTCGCCGATGAAGCGCGCGATCGTCTCGGGATCGATGGTCTTGCCGGGCGAGAGCCGCAGATGCCCGGCCTCGACCCATTCCCGATAGCGGTGCGTTCCGCTACCGAAGTCGCGATTGGCGTGCTCGGTCAGATGGTCGGCCGGCTTCCAGAAATACGGCACCACCCGCGTCGGGTCGGAGATCGAGCCGACCATCAACGCGGTCAGATCGATGACGCTCGACAAATCGAGCGCGAGGTAGACCTCCTCGCCGTCCGCGATCCTGGCATCGCCGGCGCACGCCATCCACTCGGCGCGCGAGATCAGCGAGGATATCGGTGCCACCCGCTGATTGAGAAATAGGTTGCGGACCTTGGGTTCGCCCGCCGGCATGCGCTTGGCCTGGCGCACCGCGGCGACGAGGTCTTCGCGATCGCGGAACTTGCCGAGCGCCGGATTGGCTTTCGCCCATTGCGCCTCGTCATCGAGCTCGCAGCCCTCGGCGGCGGCGTGCAAGTGGCAAACGATCGACGGATCGGTGCCCGCCAGCCCGTCGTCGATCAGCTTTGAGAGCACATGCTCGGGATCATTCGACTGCGTCGAGATGGTGATGAACAGTGGCTCATCGCGCGCCCCGAAGCTGGTATCGAGAACATCATACAAGGCCCGGCTCTTGGCCTGCGCGAGCTCATCGTAGATCACGACGCTGGGCAAATATCCGTGCTTGGTGCCGGCCTCCGCGCTCACCGCACGGTAGATCGAGCCGGTGCGCCGCGAAAACATGGTCTTGGTCGAGGTAATGACTTCGATCTCGGCCGCGAGCTGCGGTTCGAGCTCGACGATCTGCTTGGCGAACTTGAACACGATCGAAGCCTGATCGCGGTCATTGGCGGCCGAATAGATTTCCCCGTTGACGACCCTTTCCGGCCCGACCAGATGCGCGAGCGCCATCGTCGCGATCAACGCCGTCTTGCCGTTCTTTCGCGCCATCGAGAGGATCGCACGCCGCACAACACGGCGGCCGCCGATGTGCGGCTCGTAAATATCCTTGAGAAAAGCCCGCTGGAACGGATGCAGCTTGAACGGCTTGCCCTGGCCGGTCCCGCTCGGGATGGTCAGGCATTCGATGAAGTCGATCACATCCTGGGCGCGGCGCTTGCCGTCCGCGGTGCGCTGGACGGGCATCAGCCGGACAGAAAGCGGTCGAACTTGCCCGGCCGGCGACCGGCGCCGCTCGAGCCGGCATTGATCCGCGTCCGCGCCGCCGGACTAAACCCGAATTCGTTAGCCAGCCGGATCATGTCGGCCGCGGCCTTGCTCGCGATCGAGATGTGCGCGTTGCGGGTCAGGCGAGGGTTGTCGCGCAATGCCATCGCAGCGCCGTGCCAAACCCCATAGGAAAGGCAGTAAGCCGCCAGCAAAGCCAGATCGACCTTGCTGAATATGCCCATGACGATGAGCTGTCCGGCCGCCACCCGCCACTCATCCGCGGCCACGCCCGACAGACACGCAGGCGGCTCGGGCACCTCGACAATCCCTTCCGGCTGCGGCTCGTTGAGATTGAGCCGGTCCAACGCCATGCCGGGATTGCCGCGCAATAGCTTGAGCCGCAGCGATTGCGGCTTCGGTCCCGATCTCATTGTTTCGGCTCCAATTTTTTTCGGATGTGCAAGTTCCAAAAGTGAGCTCGGCGCGCGCCGCGGCCATTGGCCGGTCCTGCGTTTTGCCTATCCCCCCCGCCGGGCTTGAAAAGCTATTGCTTTTTCAAAGACCTAGCAGACAATCCAACGTCGCCTTGAGACTTTCCTCCGCGGCATCGTGCTTGATCTGCGTTAAAGGGAGTTCGAACCGTCCTGATGCGGGTACGGATTGAATTGGAAAGAAGATCACTGTCTTGAACTTGTGGTGAAAGAGCGCGACGACATCGGCATCGCATATCGTGAGGCGTTTAGGCGATCGATCCGTTCTGTTGCCGCCGTTCGATGCTTGAGTGTGTCTTTTGCAATTCCACACCGCAACCGCTTGCTGCTTGCTCGGCATTCTCTTGGTGTAAATTTTGGCGTGCGAAACTGGATGCTTTATCGTAGCAGTCGATTTGACTTGGACGCGCAAACTTCGATCTTCGACAGTCAAAATGATATCAAATCCAGGCGCATCAACGTGCAAGGCGTGATACCCAAGCCGCGTTAGCTCAGCGCAAACTATGAACTCAGCATAGCGACCAAGACGTGATGAGTCGACAAAATCACCTTCCGCGTCATCTACTTCGCGGTCATCAATCACAAACTCTGGAAATAGCGATTGCTGCCTAACGATCTCTTTCGGCATTTCACCAACGGATCTTCTCTTGGAGTAGCCGCGCCATCCGCGCCACGAGCTTCTGGCCGAGCTCCTCGCGCAGGATCGGTCGCGTCGAGGTCTTGCGTTGCCAGAGCGCGAGCGCACGCAGATTGCGCTTGCTCCTGGCGCGCTTGGATTTGCTGGCGGCCTTGCGCTCGAGGCCGCTCTGGTATTTGACCGATGCCCTTGTTTCGTAAAGCGAATGCGGTCGCACGACTGTTGCGGCTCGACCAGCTCGACGCGATCGCATCGTAAACGGTCGATGGCGATGCATGTCCTGGGTCTGCCAATCGGACAGCTCGCTTCCGATGTCGATCGTTTTGAAGTGCTGGATTTTCCAGATCATCTTCTGAAGCCGAAGCAGGACTGCGTCGCTATCGACTTCGACGAGGTATGGCATCGCGTTGCTGTTTCACGTGAAACGCGGAAATGTTGTGTTGTTTGGTGGCGATTGGTGCTGCTTGATTGCGCCTAGCACCGCTTCGTGTTGTTTGGTTACGCTTTTATCGCAGCCTGCAAGGCGCGCGCCGCGCGTCCAGGGGACTCGATTTTTTCCCCACGAAACCCACGTACACCGGATTGATTTTGCGCGCAACTTTCGGCCCCAACAATCTCATCGATTGTTGCTAGCTCGACGCGGGTCTGGCGCCCGAACATGGTCAAGAGGACGAGCTGGCGATCGCGCGTGCTCATGCCGGCATAGACGGCATCGAAGCCGGTGAAGGATCCGGTCAGGACGCGGATATTCTGTCCGACCTTGAACGGTCGCGGCTTGGCGCGTTGCGGCATTTTCGGCAATTGGACGAGGCCGTTGCGCATTGCTGCGCGGATTTTCTCAACCTCGATATCTGGGCATTGCGCCGGTTGCTCGCCGCTCATGACCAGCCCGAGCACGCCAGGCGTTTTGGCGACCGCGCGCCAGCGATCGACGATGCGGACGAAAGCGTAGCCGGGGAACAAGGCGACGACCCGAAACGTGCCTTTGACGCGGATGCGGGTTTTGGGCGCGAAGACCTCAAAGCCGGCATCGGTGATCCTGCCGGCGACGTATGACTCGCGATTGATGTAGATTTGCGCGACCGACCAGAAGGTCATGCCGCATTGCCTTAACGCAGCCGCGGCGGGCGCGTCAAATTTGGGCGCGCGAAACCCCTTGTTTTTAGATTTCGAATTCGGATCGAAAAATCCTCTTACTCAGAGTTCTTCTATATAGGACTAACACTTGTCCTGTCCCAAAACCGCTCCCCTGCCGGGTATGGATTCCGGCGTGGGCGTTGGGACAAGGTTTGTCCCAGACTTTGTTATTGCCCAACAATAGGTTGATTGATTTTGGGACAACTGGGACAAATCGTTTTGTCCAACGAGGCAAAATTGTGAATACAACTGGTTGTCGATTTGGTTTTGGGACACCTACCTGTCCCAGATTAAGGCAGCGCAAATAGTCCCAATTGCTGAGGCTGAGGATCGCGGGTTTTTCGCCAAGCCTCCCATTCAGCCCAAGCGCGCAATTTTCTGGCCCATAATTCAGGCGGCGTGTTCGACTTTTCCCGATTGCAAGTCTGGCAGCACGGTTGGGTATTGGTTTCGAGGAATGGCGCTTTCTGAGGATCGAGGATATCCATCGTCACTTGCCACTGTGGGTTTGGCATATTGGCGTAGGGGTCTCGGCAATATGGACAGGTGTTGTCAAAGGCATGTTTCAGGATGTGGGCCACGCGCGAAGTGTCCCACCCGTACAGACGTACAAATTCCTTTGTAGTTTTCTTGTAGCGTCTGGCGTGGCGTTGAATTGTTGATCGTGCTTTTGCGAACCATTGGTCGGCTTTTTTGTGCTCGGTCCGAGCGGTTGTTTCGCAGCCGATGCAGACAGGTCGATACTCGGTGGCACATATATGTGCCACGCCTTTACGCCGCTGGTTCTTTCGGAAGAACGCTTCCTGGTCGAATCTACCGCGGCATTTTCTGCATTGCTGTTTGATAGGCTCGGCGAAGTTCATGCTGCGCACTCCTCAAAACATAGCCTTTTGGCTGTCGGTATCTTTGCGCCGATTGAAGCGCAGGACGGCCTGACGGGCGGCGTCCTTGCCTTCCTCGGTGAGCTGCCACTTGTTGCGAATCTTGGTGGTGAGCTTCGGCTTTTTCTTTTCCAGATTGGCGATCAGGCGCTCGACCTTTTTCCGGTAGACTTCGCCACTTTCGGATATCCACCCAATGTTCGTCGCCCAGCTCGCGAACGAACCGCCGTTGTCGGCCGGCATGTTCAGCATGGCGGCGAGCACGCGATCCTCGTCTTCCTCGGCTTTGTTGTCGTGCTGCTCTTCCTCGCGCTGGCTGATGGGAACGGCGCGCACCGTGCTGATCTGCCTACCTTTTTGGTCGAGCAGCTTGTCCGACTTGATGGGGTCGAGCTTGAACGACATGGCCTGGAAGCCAGGCCCGCGAATTTTGTTGTAATGCAGTTCCACCACGTCGTCGCTGGTGCGCCAGAGCGTGAGGTTGCCGTCCATTTCGGCGAGATAGGCGCCGCCGCCGCGCGGCAGCAATTGGGAAGGATCGGTGACGTATTTGATCGGATGGCAGAGCACGAGGACGCACGGCTTGCCGGGCAACGTCGTGAGCCGTCGCAGTGTGCGGGCATAGGCGCCCATCTGCGTGTTGCTTAATTCCTCGTTCCCGAGAAAATAGGCTGCGCTGGTATCGATGATGACGAGGCTAGCTTCGCCGTTTGCTTTAGCGTCGGCCTCGATCGTGCTCCACATCTGGGCGATGTCGAAGACGCCGGGGATGAACGTGATGTTGTCCTGGGTCGGGTCGTCCTTGCGGAAGCTGTCGCTGCCAATGACGCGCATGCGAACGTCGTCGGGGTTTTCGCCGACGAGGTAGAGCACGCGGCCTTTCTCGACGCGGTGCAGCCCGAACATTGCGTTGTAGTCGGTCGAGCTGACGAGCTGAGCGAGGTGCAGCGCCACCGCGGTCTTAGCGTGGCCGGTCTGGCCGGTGAGCGCATAGATGAAGCGGCGTTGAAAGATGCCATCGACCAGATAATCCGGCGGCACGAAGCCCTTGATGAATTCCGCTTTGCTCAGGATGCGGATCGCGCCTGGTGGCGTCGTTGAGCCGTTGGTGCCTTTCGGCTGATGCGCCTCGACGTACTCGAACGCCTCGCCGATGCGCAATTGCACCACGTCCTCGCCGAAATGTCCGACCAACCCATGCGCTTGCGCGGTTTCGTAGAGCCCATCAGCCGCCGCAGTTTTGTCGAGGCCCTTGCCAACGTAGCCGGCGACTTCCTGCGCCATGTTGCCGAAGATGATCATGCGGCGCTCGATGTCCTTGATCGGCGCCAAAACGCTTTTCCAGACCGCAAATCCTTTTTCGAATTGGCCAAGCTCTGTCATGCGGCATGCTCGATCCCGAATGCGTCGTAAATGATATCTTCGATCGCTTCCGTGCCCAGCATGTTGACCAGGCCGGCCTTGTAGGCATAGGCGAACAGCGGGTCGAGCGCCTCGCCGAGCGTGAATTCGCCGCAGCGAAAGAGCAAAGACCGCGCCTCGGCGCGTGCGCGCAAAACCAGAACGGGCGCAATGCGCTCGGTCATTGCTTGTCGTCCAGCACGGCGTCGATGAGATTGGCGCGCAACGTAACTTGGACGATGCGCTCGAGCAGCACGATCGGCAGCGTGTTGCGCATACCGGCGGCATGGCAGAGTCGCGCGAAGTCGTCGGCCTCGAGGCGAATGGGGCATTTGCGCCAGCGGTGATAGGCCGGCCGCAGGCGTCCCGTTGTTTCGGCTGATGTGGTCATGGCGGCTCCCCTGTTGGCTGGGTCGCTTTGAATGTCCGCGCGATATGGCGGGCGAGCGGCTGCGGAATTTTCGCGATCATGGCGCTGGCCATCTTGCGGGCGGGGGACTTGCTGCCGCTGGTCATCGATGCCGAGCCGGGGTCGTGCCACCACGTGCCGCCCTGCTGGATGCCGTCCGCAAGTTGGCGCCCGTCCGGGTTCCGGCCTTTGCCGCTGGTCGTGTTGTGGGCGATGGCGGACCACGAGCCGCCGGTGTTCTTGATGTTGCGCTCGGCGTGCGTATTGAACGCCTGCCCACGATAATTCGGGTCGCCGTTCTTGTAGCCGTTCCAATCCAGGCCGCCGACCTTCACCGCCTTGGCCGTCACCGGCATCAGCGCCGGCACGTCGCCCCACAGGTAGAACGAGCCGAAGTTCCAGCGCGCCCGCCCGACCCATTTCTGCGCCCCGCGCACGTTCTCGACGATCAGCGGCACATGCCGGCCGGCCGCCGCGGACGCCTCGCGCTGGATGCGGAAGCACGTCTCGAACAGGCTGTTGTCGGGCGGCGGGAGCGCCTTGGCGCGCTTCCACGGCATGGCCCGGTAGCTGTAGGCTTGGCAGGGCGGCGAGGCGACGATGAGCGCGGCGTCCCGGAATTGCGACCCGTGCAGCGTCGTCACGTCCTGCAGCACGAGCTGGGCCGGGTAGCGGTGGTCGCCGTAGTGGTGCCGCTCGATGTCGAAGCCCACCACGTCGTAGCCCTCGGCCAGCAGCGCCTCGGTCCAGCCGCCGAGTCCGCAGAACAGGTCGATGGCGAGCGGCTTCATGCCGGCTCCTTCATTGCCAGCCTATCGGCAACCGCGCCGGCGATGGTCGAGGGCGAGCCGTCCTGCTCGCGCGTGAGCGCCCCGCTCATGGTTTCGATCGAGCAACCATGTTGGAGCCCGAGCGATAGGAGAATAGCCAGGTCGCGCGCCATTGCCTCGATGTTGCTGCCGACCTTGTTCGTGCTGACGAAGACCTCGCCGAGTTGGCCGCCGGCATAATGCCCGGTGCTGATGTGATAGGTGGCGCCGCCGTGCCGGACCTTGATGGTCTCGGCCCTTCGCCGCAGCGGGAGTGGCTTGCGATCGCTCATTTCTTGTTCAGCTCCGGGCGCTTGTCGTAGTCGAGGCTGGCGAACGCCCCGTCCTCGAATGCCAAGAACAATGTGGCCCATTTGACGTCCTTCCACGTCTTGCCTTCCGGTAGGTTGAAGCGTTCAGTCTCGGCGCGCCGCCGCAGCGGGAGTGACTTGCGATCGCTCATTGCATCCTCGGCGGAAACAGCTTGCGCAGCGCCTCGAGGGCGCGGTCGGCATCCTCGTCGTTGCCATCGACCGCGCGGCGCACTAGCGCGATCACGAACGGCTTGAACACATCATCGGGCTCGGCATAATTGCCGTCGAGTATCCATCCGATGCGCTCCTGTACGCGCCTGGCGTATGCGGTTGCGTCGTCGGGCAGCCTCATTGCACATGCACGCGCAATTGCTTGTTGAACAGCGGCGACACCTTGAGCGCCTGCGCCGGATCGATGATCGAGCAGGCGAACGACCAGGCGGCGAGCGCGTCGCCAGCGTTGTTGTCCACGGCCCGCCAGCCGAGCATCGCGCAGCGCGTGACGATCTCTTGCTTGGCCTGAGTGCGCCGCAAGCCGCGCTGCCCGATGAAATGGTGCCGGATGTCGCCGACCGAATAGCAGGCGATCTCGATCTCGCCGGCGCCGCGGATGTGTGCCACGCCGCGGACGATGGCGTGCAAACCGGCGAGCCGATCGCGTGTGCTCGAGT